GACCGAAGCGCCGCTACGAATACAGGTTACCAAAGCGCCGCTAGCGTAGAGGGGGAAGAATCTGTCGCAATAGCCATGGGAATAGAGAGCAAGGCAAAAGGAGCGTTAGGGTGTTATATAATACTGGCGGAATGGGAACAAGATGATAATTATGACTGGCACATTAAAACTGTAAAAGCTGTAAAGGTAGATGGGGAAAAGATAAAACCAAATACATTTTATATGCTAAAAGACGGAAAGTTTGTAGAGGTAGAGTAAATGAAAGACATATTGATAGAAATAGATAGACTTGCAGAGGAAGAACTTGAACGGGCTAATAAAATACACCCGATGTTTCATTCAAACCATGAAGGCTACGGGGTTTTACAAGAGGAAATCACGGAAGCACGTGATGAGTTTGTGGAAGTATCCGGTTACGACTTACTTAGGGCAATAATGAGTAATGACGAAGAGGACATAACTGAGGAAATATCAACCATAAGACAGGATGCACAATATGCTGCTGCCGAGTTGATACAGGTAATAGCCATGTGTGATAAATTCATAAAAAGTCAGGAGGAGAGAAATGGATAGAAAAGAATGTTTAGAGGAAGCTGGTAAAGCAGTTCTTACAGATAGAGAGAATACATACGGAGCTCCGGAAGATAATTTCAAAGTTATTGCGTGCTTATGGGGTGATTATTTAGGCATAGGAATATCACCTGAAAATGTTGCACACATGATGATATTATTAAAAATAGCAAGAACAGCAAGCGGTAAATATAACCCTGATAATTATATAGACATAGCTGGATATGCAGCATGTGCGGCGGAAATAGGAGCAGACAATGAGTAAATGGATTGAAGAAAAAGACGGACGTACAATAACAACTATAGCAGATATGGAGGAATGCAGTTATATGTATAACGAAATTTGCTGTAATGATAAAAGCGAGTGGCGCGGTGATTTTCCCAGGTGGGAAGATTGCACTGAATGTCCGTTATTTGAAAAGGAGGAGGGGTTAGAAGATGAATAGTGTGGTGTTAATCGGGAGACTGGTAAAAGACCCTGAAGTAAGGTATATTTCAGAAAGCCAAATGGTAGTAGCTTCTTTTACCGTTGCTATTGACAGACCTGTAAAGCAAGGAAGCGAAAAGAAAGCTGACTTTCCCAAAATCACGGTTTTTGGAAAGCAGGCTGAAAACTGCGAGAAGTATCTTGCTAAAGGAAGACTTGTAGCTGTACAGGGAAGAATACAGACAGGAAGCTACACCAATAGAGACGGAGCTACAGTATATACGACGGACGTAGTTGCCGATAGAGTAGAATTTTTAGAATGGGGAGACAGAGGTTCAAGACCTGCGCAGTCAGGCGGAGGACAGTCTTACCAGCAGTCATCATCAGACTATGACGACAGGGACAACGGAATACCTGAGGGATTTGCAGCCATAACAGATGAGGATATTCCATTTTAGGAGGATTTTATGAGTGCATTAGTAAGAATACCTAAACTTAACCTAAATACCGAGCAGATAGCAAATAGAGCGCAGAACCAAGGGCTGTGGTGCATGAGAGGTGAGCCTATGATATTTGAGTACATAGTTGACGGCAATAATGTACTAATAACGAGTAATCACAACGGATATTTGATGATTCCTCATGAAAGCATAGGACAGGTAGTAGATGAATTAAAACATATAAAAGAGAATTTGCATGACATCAAAATGGAGGTGAAGGGAGCATGACTTTATATATGGCAGTAACAGCAGACAAATATGAGCTTCCTTGTATGGTATCGGAGGTAGGTCAAGAGATAGCGAGGGCATATGGAATACCTAATTCTAATTTTTATATTTACATACAAAGAGGCAGTGCAAGGAAACGTGACGGAGTTAAATTTTTACGAATTGAGGTTTAAGATGAAATTTATAGATTTCTTTGCGGGGATTGGCGGATTCAGATTAGGTATGGAAATGGCAGGAAATGAGTGTGTTGGACATTGTGAAATAGATAAATTCGCTGATAAAAGTTATATGGCTATGCACGAAGTGAAAGAAGGTGAATGGTATGCAGATGACATTACAAGAGTTGAGCCCGGAGAGCTTCCGGAAGCTGACTGCTACTGCTTCGGATTTCCATGTCAGGCTTTCAGCATTGCTGGAAACAGACGAGGCTTCGAAGATACAAGAGGGACTCTCTTTTTTGAAGTCATGCGGCTGGCTAAAGAGCGAAAGCCTCGTATACTTTTCGCAGAAAACGTCAAGGGACTACTCAACCATGAAAACGGAAAAACTTTCGGAATCATCATATCCACGATGGATGAACTGGGGTACGATGTCGAATGGCAGGAGCTTAACAGCAAAGACTTTGGAGTGCCCCAGAACAGGGAAAGAGTGTTTATTATCGGACATCTTAGAGGAACAGGTTCCCGAAAAATATTTCCTATCAGAGACAGCAGTAAAAAGACTTTTAAAGAAGACTGTCAAATATCAAAAACTCTCACAACGAGAAACTACACAGCCTGTTCAGAAGGAACGTATATTAATGAATGTAGACAGATAATTGGTGGAAGTCAAGGCAACAGAGTATATGACCCAACAGGGATAAGTGTTACACTTTCTTCCCAAGGTGGTGGACAAGGAGCAAAAACAGGATTATACGCAATTCCTGTTCTAACGCCCGACAGAACAGAAAAGAGGCAGAACGGAAGACGATTTAAAGAAAATGAAGAGCCTATGTTTACACTAACAGGACAAGACAGGCATGGAGTTGCAATATACCAAAAGCCGCGGGGCTACAACAAAGGCGGATTACATGATATATCACCTACATTATCAAGTAATTCGTGGCAGGAAAACAATAATCTGATTGATGGTTATAGAATACGTAAATTAACGCCTAAAGAATGTTTTAGGCTGCAGGGGTTTACTGATGAATATTTTGAAAGAGCAAGAGCTGTAAATAGTGACAGCCAGCTATATAGGCAGGCAGGTAACAGTGTAACGGTTAACGTGATATATGAAATAGCAAGGAGGCTAACATAATAGACGAAAAGAAATTGATAGCGGTTATAAAAGCACATATGGAAAAAGGAACGGATTTTAAAGACTTTAGTACATAGGAGGACACCATGATAGACAGAAAAGCGGTATACGAGAAATATAACGGACATTGTGCCTACTGCGGCAAAAAAATCAACTATAAAGATATGCAGGTAGATCATTTTGTACCGATAAGAAGTGGTGGTACAGATGATTTTGAAAATTTAATGCCCTCATGTAGGCGATGTAATCACTATAAACGAGCTTCAAACCTTGAGGGTTTTCGGGAAAAGATATCTCAAATTCCAGTAAAACTCTTACGAGACAGTTACATATACAAAGTTGCCGCAGATTTTGGTTTTGTTCCCGTAGAAGAAAAGACGGTAGAGTTTTATTTTGAGAAAGCAAAGAAAGAGGAATGGAATGATAGATGAAAAAAACTTGATAAACAGGATAAACGAATACATAGAGGAATACAGTGGAGTAGATGAAAACGGATATCACAATTTGAAATGGTGTGCAATGATAGAAGCGTTAGAAGTAATAAAACAACAACCTAAAATAGGCGAGTGGATACCATGCACCGAGAGGCTACCGGAGCCATACGAATCTGTATTAGTCACAGCAAAAATGGTAGGAGATTCATATCCGCTCACTTATCAGGGTGCAAGATGTGGAAGTGGAAATAGTTTTGTGTTATCAGGCGTTGGAAATCCAGCTGATTATACAATAACAGCGTGGCAACCACAGCCGGAGCCGTGGAAAGGAGAATGAGATGGATGCGGTTGAATATTTAAAAGAAAAAGATAGAATGTGTCAATCCCATGCAACAATTTGTTACGGTTGTCCGATATATGAAATGGGAAGAGATACAGATTTAGATTGCATAGAGACTATAAGGGAAAACAAAGAACAGGCAGTAGAGGCGGTAGAAAAATGGTCTAAGGAACACCCGAAGAAGATAAGGCAGGATAAGATTTTGGAGATATTTCCTAATGCGAGGAAAGATGATAATGGGGTTATTATGATATGCCCATATTATATAGGAGTAATAAACGATTGCGGAGTTGATTGTAGTAATTGTTGGGAATGTCGCGAAAAATACTGGCTTGAGGAGGTGGAGGAATGAGAGAGATATTATTTAGAGGAAAATTAAAATCAAGAAAAGAATGGTCTTATGGAAACTTAAATGTAAAAAGTGATGAAGTGTGTATTATAACTCCTGATGATACACTATTAGGAAAATATGGGCAAGTAGACCCTGAAACAGTAGGGCAGTATATAGGTGTAAATGATAAAAATGGTAATAAAATATTTGAGGGGGATATTGTTGAGTGCGTTTTTAATGGGATTGCAAATAAAAGAATTACAGTTTGGGATAATTCAGACACAGGTTTCAAAGCTACTAATGGGAAAATACATTATGGGAGAGAGTATGATTATTTTAACGCTTGCGAAGAAGTAGTGATAATCGGCAATATCCATGACAATCCTGAATTACTGAAAGAGGTAGAAGAATGAGACTAATAGATGCTGATATATTTAAAAAATCTATAGAAAAAGACTGTGAGAACATAAACAAGGATTTCACAAGTATTTATAGAGGATTTGTTAAAGAAGTGATGAAAGGATTTTTAAAAGACATAGACGAACAACCAACAGTCAAGCCAACGCATGGGAAGTGGATTGATGAAGGAGGTTATCTAACTACAGCTTATGGTAGTTTACACTCATACACTTGTTCAGAATGTGGTGCGGACGTAATTATTGAAAGCTATGATAATTTCTGCCCAAACTGTGGTGCAAAGATGGAGGATGAACAGGAATGAAATTTACAATAGATGAAGCAATACATGCACTTAAATACATAAACTTGAGTAGAGTACATCCCTTTTATTCATGGGAGGAAATGGGAGAAATACGAAATATGGCAATAGAAGCATTGGAAAGTGTAAAAACATTTACTCCGAAGCGTGGGAAGTGGGAAATGATATCCGATGATGACCAGTTCGAGGGGATATATAGATGCTCATTGTGTGGTGGGGATGCATTTTTTCCAGATGATGATTTTTATAACTATTGTCCTAACTGTGGTGCGGATATGAAAGGTGAGAAATGAATAAAACTAATGTATGTGAAATTTACGACCAACTACTAGCAAATACAGATAACTACATAGATAAACAAATAACGCTATTAGAAAAGTATAGAGAAGGGTATATACAAGGTTGTACTGATTTGTATAATGAATATCTAGCAGAAATTGACATTGAAGAACACAAAAAAGAGGAGGTGAAAAAATGATTGATAAATTGTTAAAAAGAAAAGGGTATATCCTCAAAGAACAAAATGCTATTACCACAAGATACGAAAAAGAATATAAAAAATATGGATTTGTGCAAGTATTAGCTATTTTACACAAAGAAAGTGGTAATCATATCATACAATCATATGATAAAAAAACAGTGAGAATTGGTAACAGATATCTCAGTGAGACTTGTGGAATAGAGACATCTATACTTCTATTGTTGTTTTTAAAGGTAAAATATTTATCGTTTAAATATAAATGGTAAGACAAGGAGAATAAAGAAAATGATTGAATTAAAACCATGTCCGTTTTGCGGTGAAGATATGAGAGGTGAGAAATGAATAAAGAAACTATAGATACAATTTGTAGTAATTTGGAAGAGGATATTGATAAAAAAACAAATAAAGAAATAATGAGGCTACAAGAATATAGTAAAGGTTACAAGCAAGCCTGTGAAGATGTGTTCAGGCTATGTGTGAGGGAGTTAAATAGAGAGGAACAGGTGGTTTGTGAGTAGTGGAAGACTGCGGGGGTAAATAAACAATACCCCCATAGTCAATCCGGAGATTGTACAAGAGAAATAAATTCATTTAGTAGGGATGATACTTTGACTTGATTCTCATGTGAAAGCTCATTGAAGAAATCAAATGATTGTAGTAATAGTAAACTGATTTCAAGTTGTTCTTCAGACAATGATGGTGATATTAAAACAATGGGGTCAAGATTCAGATTGTCAGCAATGCACTGAATTGTATCAAGACGGGGATTAGATTTTCCACGAAGAATTTCTTGAGCTTCCGACCTTGATACACCTATTTCTTCGGAAAATTCAGTGATAGATGTTTTACGAATAGAACGTATGGCTTTCATAGAGTTAGATAAATTTTGCTGTAGTGTCATGAAAATTCCTCCTTCATTTAAAAGAATAAATTGGGAGGTAACAATAAAGGAAGACCATTATAAAAGCAAAGGTGTTGTTTTATCAGTATAAGTTAAATATATAGATTTGAACAGAAAAATTAAGTGAGGAGGATTTTATGAGGAGAGTAAAGAAACCTAAGAAGAAGCAAATAACCATGACACAGGTAGAAGTAGATAAATTAAAGAATAGTGTGTCATATGAAGTAACTGACAGAGTGACACTATTAATTCTTGCGGCTGTAGTAGATGAAGTTGGAATAAATGATACTCAAATATGTAATATAGCTAAGAGGACTAATCGTTATTCAGATTATATCAAGGAACATTATGTGCATATGGAAGATATAAGAAAAACAATAGAAAAAGGTACTGGGGTTAAGATGAAAGGGTGGTGCTGATGGAACGATACATAGAATTTAACGCGGTTAAGTTTTTAAAGGACGCAAGGAACTGGGAAAAAGAAAAAAAGGAGTTGTTAAAGCAGCTTGATAGCATAACGGAGATAAAAGGCATAGATAATTCGCCTATACGAAGCGGGCGGTTACATGACAGTGTGGCGGATGTAGCGGCGGAACGGGAGAGTATAAGGAACCAAATAGAGCGAATAGAAAACTGTCAGAGAATTTTAGAATACGTGCAGAGAAAATTATCTCCAGAGCAATGGGAAATTATAGATACATTCTTTTTTAAAAGTGGATATGTTAACCGAAATGCACAAAAAATTGCAAAAAAATATGCGGTTGATTATCCAAAAGGTATCTACCGTTTGAGGGGACAAGTAATTGCAGAAATATCAAAAATGTTGACTAATAAATATGTTAAATAGTAGGCTATGCCATATGCAGAGGCATAGCCTATAAATTTTAGTCTTTTAATTTCTACTCACGCATCTCTCATGAGACACGACTCTACCACATCAAGGATTAAGGTGTATGCGGCTTTTCCGTCATGTGAAATAATTGCAAGCATAGGGTAATTGTCATTTAAAATGTCTTTTCCTCTGTTGTCATCGCTATAAAATATTATGTTCATGTTTTTTCCTCCCTTTAATGGGGTTATTATATCACACAAAACCTTTTTGTCACTGTTTCTTTGATATACTTATTATATAATCCCTCGTTAGAGGCTTTAAATGCCTTACTGTCGAATCTTCTTGACGTTATAGACTTATATGTCAAGCGATGTATTCCAACCATTAAAACGTCTGTTTTTCGTGATTCCATTTCAGCCTTTAAAATATCTTCAAGCTTTGTTATTTCCTCGTCAAGTTCTGTTTTCATTGCCTTAAGTTCTATTATTTTCTTATCTAAGTTATTGTCTGTCATGCTTTTTATCTCCTAAATTATTCCCAATTTCTTTTTGTGATATCTTCGTAAAAATCGCATTGTGGAAATTCGTTTTTTAGCTGTTTAAAGTTCTTTATTGCTTCATGGCGTTTCGTTCCTGAGTATTTTTCCTTATATAGCACCGCAGTGCTCCCATCAGAATATATGCGCTCTTTGGTAATAAAGTAGAATACAGCTCCTTTCCAATGCTTTTCACGTACTAATGATATTTTGATATGGCTGTTCATTGTTTCGAGCTCCTGTGCTCGTTTTGCAAGTTCTAGTCGGTATTGTTTTAGGAGTGATAAGGCATTTTCTAAGCGCTCAATATCTTTCCTTGCATAATCATCTCTTCTTTTAAGTTTCTCCATATCTGTAAGTCCCCTAGGGTCGTATAAAAATGTTGTTGCTCTGATTTCTTTAGTTCCGTTTCTGTATTCCATTTGACTTCTCCTCTAAAATTCAATATAGTCTTCACAATTATTTATAAGTTCATCCCATCCATTTTTTATATAATTCTCGCCAGTGTAATAATTTGCCGCCATCTCTTTTGTGGTTTCAAATCCCTCAACATTTGAATAATCGGCATTTCTTGCAACTTCAAGAGTTAAATCCTCATCAAAAGCCTTTTCATGGAGATAAAATACATCGTTATTATCATCTACAAATACCACCATGTTATAACCGTTTGTTTCTACAAAATATCTTTTCATTTTATGTTCCTCCTTTAAAACTCGAACCAGTAGCCACCGAAAGACCAGTAAAGTTGTATCCCATCGGCTGATATTGTCATGTGATTTGATAAGTAAGTAGTTGCGATAAATATAATTCCCATTGTTATTAAAAACTTCTTCATTTCCTTATCCTTTCCGGGGGCTTATGCCCCCTGTAACATTGTGTTTTCGTCAGCTTTTCCAGTAAATGTACCAGTAGTCCCGTACATTTCCCTTATCTCTTCCATTTCATATTTTTTCTTGCTTTTCTTTTTGTAGTCCGCAGGGGCTTTGTACCATAATTTCTTATTACTGTGCCACTTGAACCCCATTTTTTTAATCTCGTCTTTGTATGGTTTAGTGTTGCCGCCAATCCATATGAAACAACCGATAATCTCTATTTCTACGCCGTCCATCTTTATGAGTTTGTCTATGATGTCCTTGAATATGTCAGGTGTTTCCTTGTTTTCCTTTGTATAGGTTTCCCCGTCTTTATTCTTGTGTATGTCTTTTACCTTAGCAAATATCTCATCATATTCGGCATTGATTTCTTTCATTGTTTCTACGTTTCCGCCTCTGTCGGGGTGGTTTGCAAGTGCTAATTTTTTATACTCTTTTTTTAATTCTTCTAATGTTGTTATGCTTATAAAATATTTCATTTTGTTACCTCCATGTGTACTGTAGCGTGTAACAAAGAAAAGAGAGAGGTTAATTCCTCTCAAACAATTCTCTGAGCCACTCACGATTATTTAATCCCTTATTTTTGGCTTCTTCCAAACTTTTGATGATATCTGAATCATCTTCTTTTCGGAGTCGGATATTTACTTGCGTGTATGTCTTGGCATCATATCTTGCATTGGCTTCGGCTCTTGATGTGGTGTATTCTCGTTTTCCTATTGAAAACACCTCCCGACCATGTTATAATTTATATAACAAAGGGCGAAGCCTTTCGGCTTACTCTCTAATGTAGTTATAATAAAGTTTTAAAATAACCGTCATCAGTTGGTAGCCGTGGCGGTTATTTTCTTTTAGAATCCCTTATAAGGACTAATCCCAATACCATTATTACTAATGATAATATTTCATAGTCGCTCATATATGAACCCTTTCCGAAAGTAAACCGTTTCGGCTCGCCCTAAGTTATCAATAGGGTTGATTATATCCATACAGTTTGATATAATCTATATAACAAAGGGCGAAACCGTTTAAAGCGGTTCACTTTCTTAATAAGTATTTTTAAATTTTAAAAAATAACCGTTCAGTTGGTGGCTTGGCGGTTATTTTTCGTTTTTGTATCCTATTAAGACTAATCCCAATACCATCAACATGATGGATATCAACTCATAGTCTGTCATTTCGTTTCCTTTCCGAAAGTAAACCACCTTATAAGCTCGCCCGATGTTGTCTAAAGTATAACATATCTTTAACATTTTGTAAGGTCTTATATGCCTTGCTCCGTTAATGCCATTTACTCGCAGGAGCTGTTCCCTTGATTCAGTTGTTTTATCTTTGCTGTGACTATACTATATCATTGTGCACGCTACAGTGTCAATATCTTTTTTATAAATTTTTCTGTGGTTTTACAAGTAATGCGGTTAGAATGTTGAAATTTCAATATTTTAGTAAATTAAAAATATTTGAAAACAATTTATAAATATGGTAAAATTCTATTGTAAGGAGGAGCGGCAGAGATGGAAGATACAAAGAAAATATTAGAAGTGCTGGGAAGTTTAAATGAAAAAGTAACAGGTTTACAGGGAAATATAGGTGAGCTCAAAGAGGACGTAAAAGAACTTAAGGAAGTAACAGAGGAACAAGGGAAAGAAATAAAATCTGTTAAGTTTATGCTAGAAAATGAAGTACGAGAAAGTATACAATTAATAGCAGAAGGACACTTGACGCTTGAAAGGAAATTAGATGAATCTTTAAAAGTTAATCAAGAAAGAGAGTTATTGCTAATAAGGGTTGCTAAACTTGAGACAGAAGTTAGAGAGTTAAAAGAACGAATGAACGGATAAGTTAAAAAATGTTTAATTTTATAAAAAAGAAAACTTTTCTTTAAAAAGGCATGATATAATATATAATGTGAAAAGAATATAAACCAAGACAAGGCAAAAAAGTCTTGTCTTTTTTATTTATTGAAAGGAGGGCAAAAGCTCATGGCAATAAATCAATGGGATAAGGGCAGCAAGGAGAACGGAGCGAATGCCCACAAAAAAGGTAATAGGACAAACAGTAAGAGAGAAACAAAACATCTAACAGAAGCATCAAAAGCTATAAGCAAGGATATAGGTAAGTATAAAGAAACGGCTGAAAAGGTAAGAAGTAAACGCAAATATAAGCAGGAAGACCTAACTGTCATATATGAGAGGATAAAAGATTATATAAGGCAAAGAACGGTAACAACAGATGGGGATTATATAGATAAGCCTTTAACAGTATCAGGAATGATATTAGCAAGCGGCATAAGTAAAGCAACATGGTATGAGATGTTAAAAGGTGATTATGATTATAGACTATATGAGTATATAGATTTACACAATATAGATTTAGATACTATTACAGACGATATAGACGGGATACCCTATGTAGTCGATGATAAAGGTGCTGTTGTACTGCTTATCGTTCATTCAGAGATTTTGCAAAAAGCTATGCTTGCAATCGAGGCACAGACTGAGGAGCGACTATATTCTAAGGGTAGAGTGGGCGATATATTCAGCCTCAAGGCGGTTCATGGCTGGAGAGAAGAGGCGAGCCCACAGACTGTTAATCAGACACTTGTTATCGCTTCAGAAGAGCAGGCGAGAAAAGCAATCGACATGCTTAAGTAACAATTATTCCGTAAATGCTTATTATGGGAATAGTTGATAATGTGTTGTAAGTATAGTAATTTCAACGGTTAAAGGCTTTTATGTAAAATAATGTAAGATGATACATTGTATATTATGCTGTATGAACATATAGCATTATGAATAATATACACTCAAAGTATAAAATATATAGGGGATAACGCATAGGTTTATGTATATTTAGTGCATAACCACTAATACCCCTCCCCCCCCTCCTCACTATCAAAAGGAACATAAAAAAAGAAATTAAGGGCAGGAAAGGGGAAAGCCTAGTACCATTCTACAACTATAAGAGGAAAAGCGGTGTCCCAATAGCACTGGGCATACAAAGGAGTATTGGGGGCGGGGAGTTTCTTCCGTGTACACACATCAAAGAAAAAGTCCCAAAAGAGAGGGTATGTAAAAATACAGTAAAGCCGAAAATTTTGTAAAAAATAAAAAAGGGGTATCAAATGATAAGCGCACAAGATGCATACTTAAAAAATGTACAAGCGACATACAGATATTACTGTTATCACGTATTCAATGAGGGCAGAGACGTAGAAAAAGACGGCTATGTGTGGAATCCCAGTAAATTTCATACATACTTGTGTGATATAGCCCAAGAGTTTTTGGAAAAGCAAACACGACTTGCGTATGAAATACTGATAATAACCACACCACCGCAACATGGTAAAAGTACAACGATAACGGAAACATTACCCAGTTGGTATCTTTTAAAAAATCCCAATAACTCTGTAATTGAGATATCATACGGAGATGACTTGGCGGAAAAATTTGGCAGGGGTAATTTAAACAAGGTTAAAAGATTCGGTTCAATATTTGGAGTAACACTTGATAAAAAGAAAGCAAAGGCAAGGGAGTTTCGTTTTGAAGGATATAAAGGCGGCATGATAAGTAAGGGTCTCGGTTCCGGTATCACGGGAAACCCTGCCGATTTAATTTTAATGGATGACCCAATAAAAAATAGAGAAGAGGCGGATTCGGAGACAAGACGTAACGCTATTTGGTCTGAGTTTTTCGATACGGTACAGTCAAGACTGTCTGCGGGTGGAAAAGTAATTCTTATAATGACACGTTGGCATGAAGACGATTTAGCGGGTAGAATTTTAAAGGAATTTCCGGATAGAACAACATTGGTAAATCTTCCGTGTGAAGCAGAAGAAAATGACCCTTTAGGTAGAAATATAGGAGACGCACTTTGTTCTGAGATAGGAAAAGACAATGTATGGCTTGCGGATTTTAAGAAAGCATACAGTTCGGAAGAGGGGGTGCGCTCATGGAACGCACTTTATCAAGGAAGGCCCACCGCACGAGAAGGAAACATGATTCGCAGAGAATGGTGGGAGTTTTACGACTCGTCAGATTATGAAAACGGTAACTTAAAATTCGACAATATGATAATGTCTGTGGACGCTACATTCAAAGACCAAAAGAAAAATGACTTTGTTGCAATCGAAGTATGGGGTAAAAGAGAAAACAGGTATTATCTTGTCGATGTGATAAACGAGCATTTGGATTTTCCAAACACATTAAGAAAAATACTGCTTGTTAAAGCTAAATATCTTAATATAACAGCAATTTTAATAGAGGATAAAGCTAATGGAACAGGTATTATACAAGTTCTCAGAGAAGAAATAACAGGGATAATATCAGTTGAACCTGATGTCAGCAAAGAAGCACGTGTAAACCGTGTTTCTTTTATTATAGAAGCACATTGTTGTTACTTACCGAGAGATAAAAAGTTCACTTGGGAATTTATAGAGCAGTGTTCTGCATTTCCCAATGGAAAACACGATGACCTTGTGGATAGCATGTCTCAAGCGTTAATCAGATTATCAAGAAGTAAGTCCATGCGGCAAATTATAAGGAAAATGAGACGGGGAGACAAGTATTTTACACTGCCTGACAAAAAAACAGGCACAAAAGCACTGGGAAAAGGAGAAAAAATAAATGTTATTTAACATATTGGTGACGGTTGTAATTATATTTTGCATAATAACGCTTGTTATGTGCATTAATGTATTGAAAAATTTAAGCGAAACAATGAAAAGCACCGAAAAAAAGAAAGAAAAGACAAAAGAAAAGCTAAACATAATCAAGAAAAAGAAAACTAATAAAACAATGGATGATTTGGAAAGAGTAAAAACACTGTTTGAAAATATAGATATGTTTGATGGCACATCAAAAGGGCAAAAGGAGATAAAGAATGGATAACAGTTCAGAAAAATACTGGAAAAGATACGAAAAAGGCATGGATTTTATAAGAAAGAAAAATCTTATACAGCAAACCAACAAGAACTGGAATTTTTACTCAGGGAAACAGTGGGAAGGAATTGAAAGCGGCGGCGAAGAGTTGCCGTTTTTAAATTTTATAAAACCCACAATAAAGCACAAAGTGTCAACCGTATCACAAAACGATATGGTGGCAAGATATTCAGACGTAGAGGGTCGAGAAGAGCTTGCTGAAGTATACGAAAAGTTAAACGGACGTTTCAGCTCCGATTGGGAAAGAACCAATATGAACATGGAGCTTTGGTCTACAATGAAAGAAGCTGCAATCACAGGTGACGGAATCCAGTTTTACGGTACGGGAAATGTGGGAGATATGCAGAGAATCGCAAATACATCAGTATTGTACGGAGATGAATCAAATCCCAACATTCAGCAGCAACCGTATATAATAATTCATCAAAGATTATCGGTTCAAACCGTAAGGGAATACGCAAGACAAAACGGTGTACTGGAAGATGAAATTGCAAATATAGTTCCCGACCAAGATACTGAGAATGTAATCGGAAACAAACTTGAAGTAAACGAAGATAACACGAAAGAATCAAAAGTTACGTGCATTATACACATGGAAAAGAAAAACGGTATTGTATATGTGACAAAATGCACTAAAAATGTTGTTTATGAGCCGGAGCACCCTATAAGTGCAACTAACAGCAAGGGCGAGCGTGTAAAAAGCATGACCATGTATCCTCTTGTAAAGGTATCATGGGAAGACTATCCCAACAGTGCAAGAGGATTATCGGAAGTGGAACAGCTTATACCAAACCAACTAGAAGTAAATAAAACTCTTGCGAGACGTAGTCAGATTATAAAATTAACAGCATTTCCACGTATTGCATATGATGGGGGAGCAATCCAAAACCCGGAAGCGCTGGACAAGGTCGGAGCACCGATAGAGATGATGGCAGGGGGAGCACAGAGTATAAACCAAGCCATAGCATATCTTAATCCAGCACAGAGTAATTCTGACCCTAAAAATTATGCAGATGATTTATTATCAATATCCCAAGAGCTTTCAGGAAGTGGTGAAACTGCAATGGGTAATATCAATCCTAACAGAGTTGCCGCAAGTGCGATTATAGCAATCAGAGACCAAGCGGCATTACCGCTTAACGAACAGGTGGCAAAGATGAAGACTTTCGTTGAAGACCTTGCAATGCTTTGGGTGGAAATATGGACAGTCTATCATCCTGAGGGGATGGATGTTGTTATAAGCCGAACCGATGAAGAGACAGGCGAAAAAATAGAAGAAATAAAGAAAATTACCAAAGAAGATTGGGAGAAGATTAAGCCTGATGTGAGAATCGATACAAGTCAAGACAATCCGTGGACTAAAGAGGCGGAACAAAATTGGCTTGATGGAGTATTGGATAAACAATATATAACATTTGAAGAGTATATAGAAGCCTCACCGGACCATAGCATTATACCTAAGAACAAAATGCTTGAAATAATCAAGAAAAGGAAAGCAGAGCAGCGTAAACAGGAAGCCCAAGTCCTTGAGTCACAGTATGGGCAAGATATGGCAGCTGCACAGAAGATGTGGGAGGAGCAAGATGGTAACAACCAACAGACAATGCAGTGAATGTAAAAATGAAATGCTATTAGACAGAGTGACAGAAGAAAAGGAAGAAAAAATTTTTTATTACTCATGTATTAATCCCAAATGCAGTGAATATGGGAAAGCATATACAGCAAATGGGCAAGAAAGTGAATCAATGATAAAAGGACGAGAGTAATCTCGTTTTTTTATAAAATTTTTTAAAAAAGGAGAACCAATATGTCAGAATTTGAAAATTTAGGCGTAGAAGAGCAGGAGGTCGCCGAACCTGCCGACACAAGCGTAGAAAGTCAGGAGGTCGCTGAACCTGATGGTGAAAATGAAAAGCAAAGTGCGGATGAAGCATTTGCGGCAATGAGAAGAGCAAGACAAGAAGCTGAGACGAGGGCTGAAGACGCCGAAAGAGAAATTGAAGCAATGAAAGCTCAAGCGAATGCGAGAGCTGAGGCAATGAAAAGAATTGGCGGCAATGAAAATGCTGAAATTAACGCACTTGCGGAAAGTATGGGTTTAGACCCTGACGACATTAAATCAATTTTAGATGCGGAAGAGGAGTCAGTAAAAAAAGATATTGAAATTGAACGGTTAAGAGCAGAAGTAGATTCGATAAATGCAGAGAGAGCAATGCAAGAAGACCTTTTAAAAATACAGAAACTTAACCCTGAAATTAAAAGTCTTTCAGATTTAGGAGATTCGTTTGTTAATTATATTAAAGCTGGATTATCCGCAGAAGAGGCGTATTTTGCTACGGAGAAAATGAAAGTTGCAGCAGAAATAAAACCACCAGCAGAAATAGGAAAACTAAACACAGAACCTCCACAGAAAGATTCCTTTACTCGTGAAGAAGTTGAGGCAATGTCAGAAGAAGAAATTAGAAAAAACTATGACAAAATAATAAAAGCTTCTATGAAGTGGAAAGGATAATTGAAATGAGTTGGAGAAATTTTGTGCCTATGGCACACGCACAGAAAATTTTAACAGAACTAGAAACAGACCTCGTAAATTACGAGGATATGAACCATGACTATGAAGGGGTTGCAAAGGAACAGGGAGATACCATTAAGATACTTAATGCAGGAAGACCTAATCTTGATACGTATACAGATGGTAAACTTCATGCACTTTCAGACCCAGAAGAACTTCAGGGTTCGTCAATCATGCTTCCTATTATGCAGGTTGCACAGTTCAATTTTGCGGTAGGAGATATTGACAAGGCTATAGCCAAAGGAAACCTCTATGAAACCTATATGAGCGAAGTAAAAGAGGAAATTGCGACAAAACAGGATGCTTATATGGCTTCACTTATTGCACATAAGAGTGTACCGCAACTTAAGAAAACGACAGCAGTAACAGAAGCGAATATTCTTGATTATCTTGATGAGGCATTACTTATACTTAGAGAGAAAGATGTAAACAGAAATAATCAGATAGTTGTTACAGGTTCACCTAAATTTGTAGGACTTCTTAGAAAGGCGTATAGAGACCTTGATACAAATAATTCTGAACTTCTGAAAAATGGCTATGTGGGGAAATACAATTCAATGATAATTAAGGAATCTAATCAAAACCATAAATCTGGGGATTATGAATTTGTGCAGGTCAAAACAAGGAGAGCTATTGCTTTTGTTAAGCCGTACCTACATCTTGAGCCATATAGGACGGAAAAGCATTTCAAAGATGCAATTAAAGGATATGCTATCTATGATGGTATTCCGGTAAGACCTAAAGAATCACTATCCTTACAGGTTAAGTATTAATAGGAGGTAAGAAATGGCAGATAAAACTATTGATATAATTAAAGTGAAGAGAGATGAAGCGAATGAGGTTACATATACTTCTATTGCTACATCTGATAAAGTAATGATTCCGTGGGATTGTAAAGATGAGTCAACTGTTTTGAGATTCCTTGGAGGTTCAGCGGAAGCAACTATTACAATAAAAGCGGGAAAAGGTGTTCAAGCAACTAATGACCTTACTATTAGTGTTGGTAATGGTAAATATGTTGATGTGCCTATTAATTCAGGTATGTTTATGAATACTTATGGAGACGATGCAGGAAATGTAGTGCTTTCAACCTCTGCTGCTTGTTCGCTCGCAGTTGTTGAGGAGTTATAATTTATATGTGGGGTGTATTAAGCCCCACATATTTTTTAGGAGTGGATATGAATTATGGAGAATTAAAGGAGCAAATTCGTGACCTTGGATTTGCAGAAGATGAAGAAATAAATGAATTTGAAGATATAATCCCTAATTCAATTAATAGAGCTATTACAGAAATAAATTTAAACGTATCGCCTATAGTTGGAACTTATATAATCGAACAAGAGAATATGAATGGGATTATTTACTATGACATTGAGGAACTAACCCGTGAAAATGATAGAAATGTATTTTTAGAATTTGCAGACACGCCAGTCATGATAGGTGACGGAATATATGAAAAATATAATAATTTCGATATAGAAAACGGTAAAATATTAGTCATGGATGGTAGCGTTGCTGGAAAATTTAAGGTTTTTTACAAAAAAGCACATACACCTTTTACAATTGAAACTCCTGATGAAAGAGAAATACCACTTCCATTAAAAGTGCATTATTTGCTACCACTTCTTTCAAGTTATTATATTTGGCTTGAAGACGAGAAAGCAAAAGCGGTTGATTACTATAATCAGTACGATAAGCTTGTACAAGAAATGGTAACAAAGAAACAGTTACCGAGGGCTAAAATATTGTCAGGGGGTATTTAAAATGGCGTTACCTGCACCAGAAGAAGCTAAGATATATACATCTGTTTACAATAATTTTAAAGGAGTAGATTTTACTAATGACCCAACTCAGGTATATAAAAGGAGAAGTCCATCCGCATTAAATATGATTCCTGATGATGGAGGTATTCCATATAAACGTACTGGTTGGAGAGTAGAGTATAATCCGCTGAATGAAATTGACGAAAAAGAGATAACCGATATGTGGGCTTTTGATTATGCTGACGAATCACATATTTTATATGTTAAAAATGGAAGTGTATATAATGGATTAGGTGATAATACAAAAGCTTTAATAACAATGAAAAATAAGGAATGTGATGTGGTCGGTATTTTTTTTAATGCGATTTCGGGAGGGGCATTTTATATATTGGCAGACAATGAACTTATGGAATATACTTATTCGGATAATGATGGTAATAAAACATTTTATTTTAAGGATATTCAACCTTATGTGCCGACTACAATAATCGGTAGGGAAGCTTCAGGGGGTGGAAAAGTATATGAAAATGCAAATCTGTTGACAAGAAAACGTAAAGAATCGTTTCTTGGCGATAGTAAGTCGTTAGAATATTATACGACATTACCTATTCTAAAAAATAGTGAAATTGTTAAAATAAAAAATGAAAGTGGCGAGTATGATACTCTTGAAAGAGTATCAGATTATACTGTTGACAATGCTTTAGGTAAGATAATTTTTAAAACTGTAAAACCGCCAGTCCTAGCAGGAGAAGATAATATTATTATCGAATATTCCACAAGCAATGTAAGTACAGCAGCAGAGCAATTAAAAAAATGTTCTGTGGCTTCTGTATATAATAATAAAGTGTTTCTTAGCGGCGCAGGTGGTATATATAAATCATATGTTTGGTACTCGGCTTATGAAAATGCGAATTATTTTCCTGACCTTAATTATTTTGTTGTTGGAGATGATTTTACGTCAGTTATGGGGTTAATAGATTTAGGGGAATATTTAGGGGTTATAAAAGAAGCTGACCCGGAAAGTAGTACAATATTTCTCGCATATTCGCTTACATTTGATGAAACATCAGCATATGCAGTAAAACAATCAATTACAGGTATTGGAGCATTATCTAAAAAGTCTTTTAATTCTCTTAATGGGGAACAGCTTTTTTTATCTGAAGATGGAATATATGGTATTTCTGCTCAAATGGGGAGTGATGATAGCTATTTAGCTTCAACAGCTGTTATGAATAGAAGTTATTTTATAAATAAAAAATTGCTTAAGGAAGAAAATCTTTTTAAATCAGTTTCTGTAGTTTGGAGAGGCTTTTATATTTTGTGTATTAATAGTCATTGTTATATATTGGATAGTTCTCAGAAAAATTCATGGGCAACAGAGAGGTCAAATTTACAATATGAATGTTATTATTGGGAGAATGTACCTGCAACAGCTTTTTGTGTACATGATGATGCATTATGGTTTGGTACTGCCGATGGCAAGATTTGTAAGTTTAAAGATGTGGATAAATATGGCAATGAGGCATTCAACGATGATGGGATGCCTATCGAAAGTCAATGGACGACAATAATGGATAATGACGGCGTTACACATTATTTTAAGAATCTACAGAAAAAGGGGTGTCTAGTTACAGTTCAGTCAATGGATAGGAGTATAGCTAATACTTCTGCAGAGGTGTATATAAAAGCAGATGAGAATGCTCCAGTTTATATAGGAGCTATTGCAAGTGAAGAGGCTGATGTTCCACAAGATTTTTATTTAAAAAAGAAAATTAAAAAATATAAAAGAATGCAAATTATTGTAAAAAATGATTTATTAAATGAAAGTTTTGGGATACAAGAAATTGTAAAGCTTTATACCTTGGGTAATTATTCAAAGAATAGAATTAGCAATGACATTGAAACATATACCCTTATAGTAGATAGAGATAGTAATTTATTTGTAAGCGGTCATGATGTAGATTCGTTGATTCTTGAGTATGACGATAAGACAGGACACCTTTATTATTATGAGGATGAATAGGTGACGATATGAAACTAAACAGAAAAAATTACAACGCCTCAATACCTTTATTGCAAAAAGAAATTGAGAAACTAACTAATAGTTCCAATAAAGGCGAAAAGGGGGATAAAGGCGACCCCGGAATAAACGGCGAATCTGCATATCAAGTAGCCGTAAGAAACGGCTTTGTCGGTACTGAATCGGAGTGGCTAAATTCATTAAAAGGCGAAAAAGGAGATAAAGGCTATGTAGGAACATTTGAATATGACGATGTAACAGGCAACTTATATTATTATGATGAAGATTAATGGAGGTGAAACATGGCGAAACGATTTATCGGTAACGTCAAAGGGGTTGGAATATCCAAGATAGAGCGCGAATATTACTTGTCATCGAGCGGAACGGAACCACTTGACGGTGAATGGATAACCACCGTTCCCACACTCGGCGATAATAAATATTTGTGGTCTAGAGATAAAATAACACTAACAGATAATACGATACAAACCACAAGCCCTATTTGTGATGGAGTTTGGGAAGAAATATACAGAATTTACGAAATAGGAGAGAATATAACAGAATTAAAAAATAATAGCTTTGAATTAAATCCAACACAGACAATACCATCAAACGCTGATTTAAACGACTACACAGATTTTGGTTGCTGGCTTTGTCCCAGTACAGCAGTCTCAAAAACACTAAAAAATTGTCCGTTAGACAACCAAGGATTTTCCCTACGAGTTATGAGAGGGACAAGCAACGCATATAGAGTTCAAGAAATAATAGCTGGACTCGGCGGCAGAATATACAGGCATTATACTGGAACCACATGGTCGAAGTGGATAACAGATGCAGATGCTGCAATATCGGCAGAAACAATACAAATGTTCGAAGACGCAGGATACCCGATAGAGTAGAAAGGAGAGAAAACATGAGAAATTTTGAATGGGGGGGGGTACGTAAACCGTAACCCTGAAAGGGGGCTAATATGAGTACGTTAGATAATGCACTTAGAGCCCTCTTGAAAATGAATCAAGAGCTTATAAAGTCTTACGAAAAAACAAACTCCGACGGAACATGGATAGTGGAGAAATACAGAGACGGAACGCTAATAATGAGGTTAAAAGGTCTTAAGACTGTAACCCTTAATTATGTCGCAAATGCACCTTTTTATTTTGGAACATATATATTAACTTTTCCGGAGAAATCAATAACCCCGGCTTTGGTTAATTGCACAGTGTTTGATAATAATGGAGCTACATTTCAGTATACGACTACAGCGAAGGACAATATGTCTTCTGCACATATGATTTTTTGCAGGGGTAGTGCAGCAACAGCGCTCCGTACACAGCACAATATAGAAATAATAGGAACATGGAAATAATACGCCTTTCCCGCAAAGGAGAGGCGGGAAAGGAAAAAATATGGGAGTAACAGATAATGCATTGCAACAATTATTAAAACTGTCGGTAGATATTAAGACGCTTTGGACGAATGCGAGCCCTACAAGCGAATTTGCCGCTCAAACAATACGCTTAATAAGGGGGAATAATGATGCATTTCTAATTAAAGCACATTGGAGCACTACCTCAAACATAGAACTTTATGTTTTGGTTAGTAATAAAGTTGAACAAGAAGCAGAATTTTATGGAACAGAACTGGCTACATATGCAGCCAGTAAGATTACGATAGCCAAAAGAAATGTCACAGTTGTAGATGCGGGGATTTCATTCAATAATGGGGTATCAGGACAAACGAGATATGACACAGATAGACCGTATTGGTTCATTCCTATTTCGATTAATGGAATAAAAATCCTCGGGGGGGGTATAGCATAATAAGAAAAATAAAACATCTCTTTGCTAATATCGGAAGGAGGTGTTTTATATGGCAGTATTAGATAATACATTGCAACAATTATTAAAGAT